ACAGCAGGGTGATGACCCACTTCACTCTTCCAAGTCTTTTCACGATAACCCAAGATATACATACCAGGCTTTTCTACCACGATATGAGGGTCGTTAGGATGTACGCACTCAAACATGAAGGTCATGTCGCGGCAGTCATCAGCCATTAGTGCCATTTGCCAGTCAGCCCAACACATATGCTTTAGCATCATTTCTTTTGCCATAGCAACAAAGTCACCTGAGGTAGAACCAGTAGTGGACACTAACACATCACCGTTATGCCAAGTCAATGACACCATGAAACCATTAACCTTACGGAAAGCAGTCACAATAGTATCAATCTCAGAAAACACAGGTGCTTCCTTCTCAATGCCATAGTTGTAGATTTTTGTGAAAGGATACGACACTAGGTTGAAATCCTTGTCCACAATCGAACCACGACATTCAGCAATGTACTCGTTCCATAGGTTGTCGTAAAACACCTTCTTCTTATACTTGAGTACATATATACCCGGTCCGGCCTCTTTCATGTTCACTAGGCCCGAAGTCTCTACGTACTTTTTTAATTCTTCTTTAAACATCTTCAACTCCGAAATGTTCATTAATCTCTGTCAAGGCTTGATCCAATGTGTCAAATTCACCATGTTTGTTGTTAATCATTTCGAATAACACACCTTTACATTCCCGAACAACCAACTCAACCAGATTCTCAGTATCAACTTGGAGTTTGCCTTTGCGATAGTAATAGATACCTGCATGTTTTGCGAGTTCTCTGATTCGTTCGTTCATTTCAAACTCCTACATACTTGCTTGCTTCGGCATGCAAACCAGGATCACCCTTGGTCATCACAGCCAACAACAAACGCTTTTCTTCCAAGTAAGTCTTAGCGAAAGCAGGATCATGTTCCATGATACTCTTGCTGTTGGAGATCAAATCTGCCAACTTGATGGTCTGTGCCTCAGCAGGAGCCTCAGCAGTGTGAGCACGATCCATAGCCTTGCGAACAGCACGATTGCCGTCTTCGGGCTTTGACACATCAGTCAACCATCCAACAAGTGTAGCAATGTCGATGCCAAAAGCCATGTGGATATCAGTGAATGTACAACCAGTGTCTTCCACAACATCGTGCAACCAAGCGGCAGCAACCATGTCAGGAGTACTACCGGGAACACCTGCTACGATCTTGGCAACTTCAGCAGGGTGAACAATGTAGGGCTCGTTAGTGTACTTGCGCCTTTGTCCGACTGCGGCGTGAGCAGCCATAGCATAGACTTGTGCCTTACGCACAACGTCCATGCCACTTTGATCCATTGTGAAGTTTTCCATTTTATCGCTCCTTCAAACGCTTCATGATTGCAACGAACCAGTGCTCTTTGAGAACACGTTGGAACTCAAGTTCTGGATCATACTGACGACCAGTTTTTCTGCAAGTAACCAACATATCTAGCTCCTTTAATCAATCTAAGTATCTATTATACGCCCAAATTGAATTAAAGTCAACCTTTGAAAAGTAGTACTTTATACTACTCGAATTTCAGTGAACCCTTCAGCCTCGGTTGGCATTTGAAAACCACGGATCATGCTTTTCATAACCCCGTCTGGAATGTTCTTACCAGGACGACTTGCTAGTCGGCGTGACAACTCATCCTTGTCAGGTGTAGGGAATACAACCGCGATGTGTTCATAGTCTCGCAACATATTGAACTTACGAATACGGCTTTTCTCTGTCAGACTGGTTTGATCCCAAATGATGTCCTTGCCTTGTTCACGGGCACGAACAACTTTTTCTGCCATCAACATGACAGCAGTAGGCATGTAGTCATCAAAGACTTGATTGTAGGTAGTACCACACTCTTTAGCATAGTCTTCTACGAACTCATCCGTAGAAACAACAACACAATCCTTGGCCCAGTCTTGATTCTTGATCCAAGTACTTTTGCCTGAGCCTGGCACTCCGATCAGTTGATAACACTTTGCCATTATTCTTCTCCTGTACAATAAGCAACTTTACACAACGTCCAGTCTTGTCGATAATCATTATCGTTAGTTGTGCTAGTTTGTATTACACAAACTAAAATTGCGATTAATAAAATCATTTCAGTGGTGAGACTTAATCTCACCTTTCAATGCGTCTTGAATCATCATGTCCAAGTTGCTAACAACTCGACCAGTAGCGTCAAACGCTACATCACGACAACGATACTTTTCCATGCCAGTCTTTGCACCATGAACGTGTCCATAGAAATGCACTGCACCACGATGCATTTGGTCCCATTCTAAGATAGGATAGTGCAACATAATCACAGTTGTGCCATCATGATTGTAACGCAAGTATTGGTGAACTTCCTTAAACTCTCTACGGAAACTAGGGTCGTTCAACAGTTTCCGATCATGGTTACCCTCGATTAAAATCTTAGTGCCGTTCAATCTACGCAAAATTGCTACTGCATCTTTGGCTGGCAAGAACGCAAAGTCACCCAGAATGAATGTTTCATCTTCTGGAGCAACATCACGGTTCCATTCACTAATCATTTGCTCACGCATGTGAGCCACATCAATGAAGCCTGCCCGTGTTACCGGACAAAACTTCATGATGTTGGCATGTCCGAAATGAAGATCCGAGGTTATCCACTTTTTCATCTTTTTAAAATCTTCCATATTTTTTTTGCTTCCTCTTGCATTATCTGTTTGCAAGCCTTAGAGCAAAATTTTGCCCAGCCGCGCTTTCTATCAGTAACTCGGGCGGTAAACAATCTACCACAAGAGTGACAACGATACTGGGCTTGTTCACCTCGTACCGTTGTCATTTTCTATTGTTCAAACGTTCGCGGGCGGCGCTAGCAAATTTGCTGATGTTACCGCACTTGTCTTCCCAACGCAACAGATTGCGACAAGTGTAACCAATGTCACACTTTGAGTAGCAAACTGCCTCTTGATTCAATTCACCGTTCACAAATACTCGGCAGTGATAATTGCCATTGATATTGCGAACAGTTACTTCATGTTCTACTTCTCCAAGAAGCAAACGCTTCATGCGAAATAAATTTTTATATCGTTCCATACTATGCTCCTCTCTGTGTAAGACACTATTATATACCCAAAACTCTTATTTGTCAACTGAGTACTTTTATACTCGTTCCTTCTTTACTCGTCCGATACGTGCAGACTTGTCCCAATCGTACTTTACTCCATCTGGGCACTTGCCGTCTTTCACTGAGTCAACACCGAATATACCACATACTTCAAAGTCTGGACCTGTGATAGTCACAAACTCATTTAACGACTTGGCGTGAGCCATAGCTTCAACTAAGTCTACAAATTCTAATTCTTTTACTTTAAACATCAATATTCCTAAAAGTTCGCCAATCATCAATGTTCGGCTTTTCATCTTCATCATATGTCCAACCCAGTGCCTTCATCATACGATGCTTGACTAACAAGTTTGGACTGCGAAATCTACCAGTGTCATCAAAACCCATCATGACACCAACCTCACAAACTGCACCACTGCGACATATACCAGCAAAGCAATGAACAACAACGTTCATTCTATTGTCTTTGGCATGTTGCAGTAGTCTAACCAATTCGTTTGCTTGTTCCTGACTACACTTCATAGCTTCATCAAGAACCACATCATTCTTTTCCACATCCAAGAATTCAAAATTGTGAATCTCTTTGAACTTGTGAGCAGGAGTTGGTCTCCAACTTGCTGGGTCAACAATGCTAATCAGCATACTATTCTCGCCGGCTTCATGATGGAACCTAGTAGGTATATCTGCTGCCGCTACATTTTCAATCCACATTTTTATTCTCCAATAGTGTATTATATTACTTTTTGGATTTATTGTCAAGCGATGCCTATCACCATGAAACGATTAAAAGTAATACTTGAGTAGTCAAATTTTTTAGTGCCCGTAAATAGAATTTTTGAGAAAGGGTATCCACTCAAAAAGGCTGACATTGTAGGACTAGGTTGTTTGATAAACCAGGGATCATTTGGATCAATTACATCACTTGATTGTAGACACACCAATGTACCTTTAGTAATGTTGTTGAACCATTTTTTGGTATTCATGTGTTCAACGCTACAATTAATTATAACATCAGGTCCTTCAAGATGATAGGTAGACACATCACCTTCTACATTAGATAATTTTCTCTCAATTATCCATGCTTCACATAGTTTATCCGCAGTTTGAATAGCATTGTTATCAATATCTATTCCACGTATATTGTCATACAATCGGCGATTGCGAATCAGCATCATTGAACCTAGTGTGTTGTACCAACTACCTAGTATAAAAACATTGGCGTTCTTAGGTATATAAGGTTCTAATGTTTCGCACAGCCATAACTTACTCATTGTTTGGCTATGCGAGAATGCTGTTAAATCTATGTTCATGTGTTATTTATTATGTATTCTGGTCCAGATATAGGAATGACCGGTCACTCTCACCACAAGAGCCCCGGTCTAAGTTGTTACACTGTCCACGTTCTTTTCTATTTAGACGGGATAGCGTCCCCGCCTTTGTGATTTCTCAAGTCGCCCTTAAATAGAGCCTTGCGGTATATCCAATGCACCGTGTAGTTATCGTTACTACAATTACGCACTTCATTAACGTAGAAGTGTAACCCGGGTTTTCTTAAGAAAGATCGTAACGATCCTTCATGACTGTCTTCAACATGATAGCTTCTGGTGTGAAGTCTTCCAAGTCACCTGACAGTACAGATGTTGCTACAGCAGGGCTGAAGCCAGAGACAAGAGCGGTACCACTCTTATCGAACTTGACAGGGGTGTTGCCGTAAGCGGCATTCAAGTTCCAGAACACAACTTTAGGAAGAGTGTAACCTGCTTCGCTAAACTTGCGCGCCATCATCTTGATAGCCGATTCGTCCTTGCCATCAACAGCTCCATCGAACTGCATGTCAGAGAAGATAACAAGAGTTTCAGGCATTTCTGCTTGTGGAACCTTGTTAGCAACTGCGGTCTTGAGGATCAAGTCAAAAGCCGCATTCAAGTTGGTGTTAGCAACTTCGCCAGTGTTCATTTGGTCAATCTTTTGATTGATGTTACCCTTCAAGTTGACCAACTTAGGAGAGCGACTGAATGTTAGGAAACAATCAGCGAACTTACCCTTGTTCTTGTCAGCAAAGTACAAGCCAAGAGACAGTGCAATATCTAGACAGGTCAAGCCTGACTTAGAGTTGTAACCACCTGCTGGGCAAGTCATTGAACCTGACGAGTCAACCATTGGCAACACGTTAGCGTCACCAATGTAGTTAGGCAATGCATCCCATTGTGCTTGCAATGCATCCAACTCAGTCTTAGACATGCTAGAACGGTTGTACTTATTGATAGCACCCTTCAATACATCGTAGGGGAACACTGCGCCTGCGTTAATCTTAACGCCTGCTTCACCATTAACCAACTTAGTTACGTATTCAGCGTAAGTTGTGCCATTACGGCCAAACGCTTTCTTGTAACGTGCATGTGCCACTGAAGGAACATGACTGTAGTTGATGTTATCCCAGTCCTTAGCACACATTTGTGTTTCCACAACGTTAGTCAAAGTTACCAATGACTTACGGTATTGCTTAGGAGTCATTCCGAAGAATTCACGGATTTCACGTGCGACTTCACCCTTACGAGGAGTCCACTTTGCCGCAAGACCGTTACGTGCGCGGAGCGCATCGCCAAGCATAGTGTATGCCTTCGCCTTCACAGGTTGAGTCTTAAACACTAGCAAGTCATCGTAACGACCGATTTCTGGGATCTTTGCCATCAAACGCATAGCGTCTTCTGGCGCATTCTTTTCTAGATAGACAAGAATGTCACGGAACACTTGACGTTCACCGGAACCACCACGGGCATCACGTGCCCACTGTGCAATACGCAGTGCGAGGTCAATGTTTTCAGCGTATGCCGCAACGAATGCGGGTACGATATCTTTACCACGGCTTGCGCCGATGTTATAAAACAAGTCAACACATGCGTTAGCACTTGACTTGCGAGCCTTCATACCGTTAGTGGTACGAACTTCTTGATTCTTAATTGCTTCTGCGAATTGCATTATAGTTCCTTTCTATGTGATTTGCAACAGGATGCGCTTTTTTACTATTATGAAAAGTATTAAAGTTGCTGAATGCATCCTAAAAAAATAATTATAGCACACGTTCGACTAAATTTCAACTCCCTTTGGGCAGTTCTGTTAGTTGTAGTGCTAAAAAGTAACAGGATCGTTGTTGACTGCTTTTTGAATAGGGCCATCACTCCTATTGCGATAGAAGTATTTCAATAGTTACCTTCAACGTCCGTAGACTCCAATAACTACCATACATTCCACCAGTTCCAATAAAGTTAATTATTGCTGAGCCGATCCTAAAAATTTAAACGGGATGTCCGGAGAACGTAATTTTATTTTCTGGTTCTACTGTTAACTCCTAGAACCCTATCAACAATTCATGTTGACTATTTTGTATTGTGTCTGTACAAACATCATAGAATGTCTTTCCATTCTGTCGTCCATTCCTTGAGTGTCTAGTTTCCTAGAACAGTATTTCTACTGTGTCCTACGACCACTTTCTATGGCATTAACTTTAGTATTGTTTTAGTATGCTGAAATCATCCCTGATTTATTAGCTTCAATACATGTATTGTATAACAAAATTGCGTTATCGTCAATACATTTTGGGTAAACATGTTAGGTTGTCCTCGTCCCTAACTTTGCGACAATTTGTTTTAGGTTTTTGTATTACTACGGATTCGCTTTACCTTAAACCGCAAAAGGATTTGAACTTTGGCAGTGAGTTAGGGATTCGAACCCTAGTGCCGTTTACACGACCATCACCTTTCCAAGATGCGCCCTTAAGCCTCTCGGGCAACTCACTATGTTGGCGGAAGCGGTGAGATTCGAACTCACGGGACGCTCTCACGTCCGGCGGTTTTCAAGACCGCTGCCATAGACCACTCGGCCACGCTTCCGTTATAAATATACTTATGCATACCTATGACGCTATCACAAAAACAGGATTGATAATCCATTTGTCCATGAGTACAGATAACACAGGATATATATTAGTATATGATTTAGTTGATATAAAGGTGTCAATGAAATTCTTCACTGATGTTAATTCAGCGTTAGAATTTATTCACTCATTATAATTTGGCATCCCCCTAGGGACTCGAACCCCAACGAACGGTTTTGGAGACCGCTATGCTGCCATTACATCAGAGAGATATGTATATTATCTGCTTCTACCGATTCTCTTTAGATATTCTCTGCCGACAAAGCCGGCTTCGATTTCCTGAAGTGCAGTGACAGTGTGTCCTGCTTTAGTAGTAAGTTTTGATTTATGCCCGCGTTTCAATTCTCTCACTCTTTGAGAAGCGATTAAAACCAAATCAAATCTGTTACCTACTTGATTTACTGCTTCTTCGCTAGTATAGCGAACTCTACTTTCTTGGGACATTGTTTTCCTTTAGTTTATGGAGCGGGCAAAGAGACTCGAACTCTCGACATCTTCCTTGGCAAGGAAGTGCTCTACCAACTGAGCTATACCCGCATTTAATTTGGTAC